CCTTATGTTACCAAATTAGTTATTTTACGAAAAAAACTCGCATTTTGCTTAATAATTTATTATAATTAATTACTTTGGAAAATACATCTATAGAAACAGCAGAACAACTGCCACAACCTTTGTCTGATCTAGTCTATGAACTAACACCAAAACAAAGAAAGTTTGTTCTTTTATTAGTACATTCAGAGGGGATTAAGTCTGCATCACAGTGCGCAGCAGAAGCTGGTTACAGTAAAAAAAGCTCACGAGAGCTGGCATCCAGGTTGCAGAACCCAGACTTATATCCAAGAGTAGCAAAAGCTATTGATTCTGAAATACGAGCTAATGTTGAAAGATACAAATGCACACAAGAAAGATCATTAGCTACATTGTCAAGATTACGAGATCAAGCTAGTACAGCAGGTAACTATAATGCTGCCGTAGCTGCAGAAACCAGGCGTGGTCAGATAGCTGGGTTGTATATTGACAAAAAAGAAATCCTTACAGGTACAATTGATTCCATGTCAAAAGATGAAGTTGAAAAAAGATTACAGGAACTGAAAGAACAATACAGCATTGAAACTTCGTTTGAAGAAATAAAAGAATTAGAAAATAAATCTTGACTATCTAAATAGTTGGGACTATATAGGTTTTAGTAGCTCTCCCAACATAAGAAACAGAACGGAGGGAATAGACGGTAGGGTGCCCCTCGCTACTACAAAAAGGAGAAAGTTATGCATATAGATAAATACGTAGTGAATAATATCGGTACAAAGTGGACTAATGGTAAAGATAAAAAGAATCAGTTGCTTGATAGTCTTGATGGCACTGATGGTATTGAATTGAAAAAGTTAGTGCCTTTGCTAGAGCAGTGGTTTGAGACTGTTACTGGAGGATGGTCTGATAAAAAGGTTGAGTTAGTTATTAATGTTAAGGAGAATGATAGAAGATGACAAATTATAGAGAGGGAGTAATGAGCCCCATAAAAATGTTACAGACTATTTCTGGTATTTGTAAGACCAATGGTAAGATAGATTGGAACAATACTGGTCAGACACCAGAAGATGAGTTTAGGTTTATTGCTAATATGATTGACTCATATCTTGAACAACAAGATAAAGGTAGTGAAGGAGCAAATCAAGATGGGTAAAAATTATGATTACACACATATTTTTGATGGTGTGTACCCACCTATGGAGTACACGCCATTACCTATGTCAGAGCAGTTGTTTTGGAGTCGTGTTGGTTGGTTACAACAAGCCATGATTAGAGCAGAGAATTTTGAGTTTCGTTTGTTGTGGTTTAATAAGTTGCAAGAGTTAATGAGGTTACAGCCATGAAACCAGTTCTACCAAGAAGAGATAGTATTTGGACACTTGTATTAGGTTTGTTTATGTTAGGTGGCTTGAAATATATTGTTATACCAATAGGTTTATTATTCTTATTGTTCTATGTATTTTGATCCCATAGCTCAGTCGGTAGAGCAAATCACTTTTAATGATTGGGTCGTAAGTTCGAATCTTACTGGGATCACCAATGAAGCCTGAGTCAAAGTTTTGGAAGTCCATTAAGGATAACATGCCTGATGTTTTCTTTACTAGATTAGAAAGCTGGGCGTCACCAGGTGTGCCTGATGTCTATGGTTGTAAAGATGGAATAATGTTCTTTTTAGAGTTGAAAACGTCAACAAAAGTCAACAAAGCTAAGATGAGTCCCTTTCAGAAAAGCTGGCATTTTAGCCATAGTTCACAAGGAGGTCGTAGCTTTATTATGCATCAGCACCTCGAACAGAGGTTGATCTGTGTATTTCCGAGTTCCATTGCCGTCTCCATCGCTGCATTGTCCCCCAAGTACGCACCTAAGTCATGGGCCATTCCAGCGTCCCCCGCAGCCTGGGCTGAGATCCAGGACTACATTCTCCATTCTCCATTGTTGAAGCCAGAAGCTCCGCCAGTATAGTTACTACACTCAGGTGCAGCTGCAGGTACGGCACAACAGTCTGCATCTTCATTGGCAAACGGAAGATTCCTGTCACACTAGTAGTAAGATGAATGGTGCACCACCTCCTGCTGACACGGTAACTCCTGTGCAAAAGAATTTGCGTTTTCCTCTTGACTATCAAATAAGATGGGACTATATAAGTATCAGGGCTGGTACCGAATCCGTTTAGAAGTTTCATGAACGCCAGCCCCACTAGAAAGGAATAAATTATGACTGAAGCATTAGAGAAAGATTACGAGAAGACATGTAAGGAGCGAATCCAAGAACAGTGGCAGCAGAGGCGAGAAGATCTGTCAGATCCTGAGTTCGAAGGACTCGGGTTTGACTATGTAGAACCCCATACGTTCACCGACCAATTGGAAGGATACTGGCGTTGGCAGTTCTCTTGGGGAGGGCCCAGCGACGAGCTGCGGGCATATGTAAACGAACTCAAAGAAATCCATCGCCTTGAATACTGGTTCATGGACTGGATGGACGGTGCTAAGCTGGAGCTGCAGCAGGGGCCACACCTTCTGGAATGGGAAAGAATGCAAGAGATGATTGGTATATAATGCATTGGATCTACATCATTGCATTTGCCTGGTTGGTAGCATTAGTGCTGCAGCCCCAGGCAACACTGGCAGGTACGCTGACGGCATGGCTGTTAGTGTGGGAGAAACTTTACCTGTGGTTTGTCTGATGCATCTCCATTTCCATCACCAGTTCCTGACCCGTGTAGGTATACTAGTTAGTCAGGAGTCCCAGCACGGCGTGCCAGAACAGTTTGTGGAAAAAAAGATTTGACAAGTAGAATAGAATGGGATATAAAGGGATAATTAACAGAAAGACGAAAGGATAAAATAATGTCGAAAGCAGTTAATATATTAGAAGTGCTAGAGAAAGCTCATCAGAGTTCTGCTAGTGTAAGTAAAAGAAATAAACAAGCTATCATAGATGCCTATGGTCGTGCCTTAACTATGAAGAAAGTATTAGACGACTTCATAAAAGTAAATCGTAATTTAATCATTGATATGGGTATTGGCGAGAACGCTAACCTATTACATGGAAAGGACTATTCGCTTCATGTATCGCAAAAGTTATCCGTTAAGGTTGACACGAGTTTGGTTAAAGAAAAACTTGGCGAGTTGGAATACCATAAATGTAAAGTGCCAACGCAATATAAACAAATACAAGCGTTGCCTATTGAAGAGGCAACAGTTCGCAAGAATAAAAAAGCAACGATTGAAGAAGTTGCTGATTTCAGAATAGCTTTGTAGTACCGATAAATTGCCTACGAAGTTACATCGCATCGCCCATCGTGGCGATGCGTGTTAGTGCCTAGTATAGTAAGGAGTAAGCACACCCCCCGTGCTGAGTTCCTCCATTTCCATCACAAGTGTTTGTCCTCGCACCTAGTATAGTAAGGAGTAAGCACACCCAGACGGAGTTGCGTGGGTTGTGTCAAGTAAAAATAGTTTCGATTGTTCTTGATTATAAAATAGAATGGGATTAAAAAGTAATTAAGAAAGGAGAAATCAAAATGCCAGATAATGATTTAGAAAGAAGATTGGCTGTTATTGAAAGTGAGTTTGGTCTAGCAAGACCACAACAAACAGATGTAAGAGCTAGTCATACCGATAATATTAATTGGAAAGCACTTTATAAAGTTCTTGAAAGTGAAGTTGAAACTGTGATCCTAGATCCTAACTGTCCACAGTATGTTAAGGATTGGGGAAGCAAGATCATGTCAAGACTAGCCGAACACTTACCACGCAGGTAGGTTTACCCTCGAGGGCTGGTACGAAGGGCAGGTTATCCTGCCCTTTTTTTATGCTCACCTTCAGGCTGCCAGGCTGCAGCGTACAGGTTTACCAGGCAGCGTATCACCTACACCAAACAACATCTAGGTACTTAAAACGGCTAACTTACTAGGTTTAGTAGTTGGCGACACCCCACCACGACCATTTTGGGTGGTCGCTGTGTGCGTCTGCTAGTGCAGAGTTTTACACGAACACAGAATATGTTATAACTTTTTTTTAAATATGAAATCTTTACAGGATGAAGTTCTAAAACTTCAATTAAGAAAAATGGAATTAAAAGTGGCTGAGGAGTCCCGTTCCTCCTTTTTAACTTTTGTAAAAAAAGTTTGGCCAGACTTTATTGCAGGTTCACATCATAAAATTTTTGCAAAAAAATTAGAAGATGTTTCACGTGGAAAGATAAAAAGATTAATTGTCAATATGCCACCAAGACATACTAAATCAGAGTTTGCTTCAAATTTATTTCCAGCATGGATGTTAGGAAAAAATCCAAAATTAAAAATTATACAAACAACTCACACAGCAGAATTATCATATAATTTTGGTAGAAAGGTACGTAACCTTTTTGTACAAGATGAATTTAAGGATGTTTTCTCATCTGTGTCCTTGGCAGAAGATTCAAAAGCATCGGGTAGATTTAATACAAACGCAGGTGGAGAATATTATGCAGCGGGTGTTGGTGGTGCGATCACGGGCCGTGGTGCAGATTTATTGATTATTGATGATCCGCACTCGGAACAAGATGCACTGTCTGATAAAAAAATGGAAGATGCTTACGAATGGTATACCTCGGGCCCCAGACAACGTTTACAGCCTGGTGGTTCTATCGTTGTTGTTATGACAAGATGGTCTACAAAAGATTTAACAGCAAAATTAATTGCTAATCAAAAAGAACCAAAATCAGATCAGTGGCACGTGGTCGAATTTCCGGCACTCATGGACCACGGACCAGTGTGGCCAGAATATTGGAACACGG